CGGATTCTTTTTAGGATTAGGATATTTTTTTTCTTTGGTTTGGGATGAATCATTGAGAAGTATTACAAGTAACGCTATGTTACTATGTTTTGGTTTTATGTTTGGAGCATTCTTTTTTAAACACAAATCAAGATGAAAGATATACCGAAACCTATTTTAAGTGAAAAAAAAAAACAACTTAAAAAAATAGATAAAAAAATTGCGTTTTTAGAAATTACAAAAAATGATTTATTAGCACTGAAAGATTTAATAGAAAATGACTTAATTAAAAACCCGTAACAATTAGCTACGGGTTTTTTTACACATTAAACCCAGTCCTTGAAACTCGGTTATTATTATTTCTTGTTTTATTTCCGTTTTTGTCAATCCAACTCGAAAACCCGTTACGGTCAATAGTTGTGTTATTGGTTTGAATTTTAGCAAAATGTTTAGCCATAACCGCATCCATTTCATTTGCTGTCATTCCTCCGTTTGATTGATACGATTTCGACATTGAAATCCCTCTTTCATTTAGCATTTCCATTATTTGCTGTTCGTGAGTTAATACCTTTGTTCCTTTTGGCGCATTCATCAAAACATTTCTACCTTCTGGCATTATTTCCTTGCCCCCCGGTAATACAATTTTTTCACGATAATTTGCTCCAGCACCATCATTTACAAGCATTAAACCCCCTGTATGATTGTCTGTTCCATCAAAATATTGTGGCACTTTTTGAGAAGATACTAAAGCGATTTGTGCCGCTCCTAAAGCTCCCAAAATAATTGCCATTGGTATTCCTGCAAATCCTGCTTTTCCAACGGTTGCCATTATAGCTTGTGCTGTATCAATGGCGATATTAAATATAGCTTGCTTCTGTTTCGCTTTATTTTCACGGTTGGCAATAGCAATGTGAGCCTTTTGGTAATCTTCCTCGATTTTCTTCCTAGCTTCGGCACTATCCCCTGCAAACTTCAAAGAAATATCTTTTTGAGCTTCCAAACGTCTATATTCATTCTCGAAATTACGTTGGCTAAATTCTGCCATTATATCACCTGCTTGTTGTGCGCTTTCGGCAATGGAATTAAAAGTTTCTTTCCAGTCTGTTTTTAGTTTAGTTCTTTGTGCTTCTCCTTCACTCGGAACAACGAAATTAGGTAATGCACCGCCGACTGGCAACGCATTCAAAGACCTTTTTAACTCGATTAAATCAGTTAATTGCGCTTTTATAGCGGGCATTTCTTCGGGGTTCGCTATAATCTTTTCGGTTGTTAAACGGTCAATTTCTTTATTGATTTCGTCAATAATCGTACCTACTGGTTTAACGTAACTTTGTAAACGATCTAAATCTTCACGTTTTATTGTTTCTTTTTTCTTTTTAGATTCTTCATATACTGCGGTTTGTTGCCTTTCAATCAATTCAGATAAAACACGCCCTTGTAATTTAACATCGTTTTCCGCTTCAACAAAAGCGTTTTTAACAAGAGAATTTTCAGCTAAAATAAAACCTCTGAATCTGGCTGCGGCTGCGGCTGTAATTGTTCCCGCACTACGTTTTTTTATTTCAGATTTAATATAGTCTTCAAGTTCTCGTTTCCTTGCATCCCTAATTACTTCAAGATTCTTTAGTTGGTCTTCGGCTGATTTCCTATCCAAAGATTGAATTTCCTTTGTTGCTGCACCTCTTTGTTTAGCATTTTCAACTGCCAAAACGTTTTGATGCTCTATATTTTCGTTATAATTTTTTACCTGTACATTTTGTTTTCTTAAACTTTCAGTAAGTTTGTCAGTTGCTTCTTTTTGGTCATCAGTACTTTTTAACCATTCAAATAATTGTGGGCCAAGTACCACAAGTAAAGTAGTTGCCAAAGAAATAATTCCAGTCAATCCAAACAAAGACGAACCCATTTCTTTTAATATTCCGCCCCAAGACATTCCGCCTTTTCGTAGTTGCATAATAGCGTCTTGAAAAGCTGGTATATTATTTGAAATAGCCATAAAACCAGTTTGAGCCGAATTAGCAAAAGCGGGCATTTCACGGCTTAATTGACTAATTGAATTGCCTAAACTATTATAACCGCTTGCATAATTACCTACATTCCTTTGGTTCTTTCCTATTTGAGCATCGGTAGCCAATAAAGCTTTTTGATAGGTAGAAATACGGGTAGTCAAGGAAGTTAATTGAGCTTCTTCTTTTGCCGTTAAAGTGCTACCTAATTGTTTCCTGATTGCTAAATCTTGGTAAGTTTTGGTAAGAGTCGCAACGCTGTTTTGTATTCTTTGGTAAGCGGTTTCATTTTTTGCATTTAAAGCTGCTTCTTTCTGTGCATTCTTTTCAAAGCTATCGAATGCCTTTTCTCTTTGTTGTTGTAGTTTGATTTCAGCTAAACGTGACTGTTCGGCTTTTTTGGCAATATCAGCGTGTAATTTGGTAATGATTGTATTTTGCTTTTCGAGTTGGGCATTCAAAGCGGTTGTACTCGCCACTGTTTTATCTAATCCCGATGGAGTAGAAATTCCAGAAATACCTTTACTCGCAGTTGCAGCGGTTTGCGAAATTTTCAACAATTCAGCATCAGCCAAACTCAACTTTGAAATTAAGCTCTCAACTTGTTTAATGGCTTCTGAACCAATTACTAAATCTACACTATTTGCCATATTAATTCTGTTTTACTTTTTCATTCAACAACGAACAAATCTCAATCCATTCTGAAACGGTCAATTGTTTAGCATCCAATCTATACGGATATTGCAAGCCTATTGTTGCTATTTGTAACTGTTTTGCGAGTGTTGTAGTTTCTACTTTTGCATCTTTTACTAATTCGGTTTCAATCAGGGTAATACGTGTTTTGATGCCCTCTACACCTGCATTTAATCGGTTTAATTCCACCGCATCGCCATCAATGGTATTTATTTCTGACATTCTAAATCCGTGTCTTGCCAATTCTTTAACAAACATCAAACGCAATTCCATTTGATTATCAGCGAACCCCAACCACATACGATTAATCAAAGACTTAACGACAAAGTATTTAGTCTTTAAAACCTCAATTTCTGCCCATTTCTGCAAACGATTTGTAAAAGAACGGTCATCAATAGCTTTGAAATATTCATCTAAAATAACTTTTTCTATAGCTTGTAACGCTGGATTTGATTGTTTTGTTTGCCTACCATCATAAGAAACAATAAACCAATTCAAATCACGTGTATTTCTATACTTGTCGAAGTTGTATAGTGGTAGTGTTTCGATTGAGTTGTAATATTTTTCGATTGTGGGTTTGTTAAATAGTTTCATAAGTACTTTTTTATAAATTGCATCAGTTCCGGTAAAATTATTGAATAGTTCACGATTTCCGTGTTATTTTGATTCAATCCAAATAAGTTTTTATACCCATCAAAAAACAGTTTCTTTTCTCCACTTCCTGTACCTGTACTGAATATATCTAACTTTGTCAAACTCGGTTGTAAATCTAATTGCATATTAGCTAAAAACGCTCCTGTTTGCAGGAATGTATAAGGAGTTCCTGCTATCTTTTTAGGGTCTAATAATTGAGTTGACAATCCGTAAACACCCTTGAAAATCTTATTTGTGTTTTGCAATAAACGCCCATCACTACCATAACCATCTTGCATTATATCAACGTTTAAGCTAACTATTTTGTTTTCATTCTTTAGAACTATACGCTCTTGTTCGTCTAACATTTGAGAGTTGACGTACTGACATTTTTTGATATAATCTGAAATTGTTGTTGGCATAGTTCAAAGATAATAAAAAAAGCGATACAAATTAATGTATCGCTTTCCCTCCTTTCTTTTTAAATTAATTACGCTGTCACAACTACTGTAGCGGTATTTGATTTATACAAAACATCGGCTAAAGTCAATACAATGTCTTTCAACGATACTTCAACAATGTCAGCGGTTGTATTTGCCGTTACTGTTAAGGTATATTTTTTAGTCGTAGAGCTGTAAACGGCCGCACTTGGAACAACTGCAGCTCCATTACGAATTACGCTAAAATCACCAACCAAAAGCCCTTCAACCGGGTGTGTTTTATCCAATAAAAACGCACTAACTAAAATACTTGTTGAAAGTGTTGCGAGTGGGTCAACTGTTACTAATACTTCATTTACTCCTGTAAGTTCTCCGTAGCTAAAATCTAATTCATTAGATTCAATCCAAGACATTCTTTCGTCAATTTCGGCACGGTCAATTAGTTGAAGTGAAATAGTTTGAGAGCTTGCATCTGTTCCGTTTGCGCCCATATATTTTCCATTCTCGAACATCCCTAAGGTAAATCCTTTTGGGCTTCCTGATTTTGTGACGGTCAAGAACATTGAGTTATCAACGTCAAACAAAATAAGGTCGTAGTTTCCGTACCCAGACAAAGAGGTCAATGCTTTGTGAAAATTGATACCGTTGTCGAACGTTACCGTGTGTTCGTATGGGTTTTTACCAGCCACTACCTTAATGCCGGAACCGGCACGAGTAACGATGTTGTCATCTGCTGTTGCGTCTTCAAATGAAACAACGCCTTGTAGCATTATCAAAGTTCCATCTTGTTGCAGTTCCCTCATATATGCCTTGGTTATTTCTTCAGCAAATACAAATCCTTTTTGTACTAATCCTAAAGCGGTTACTCGCTTTCTGTCAATTCTACATCCTGCTAAACCTGTGCCTAATACACCGCTTGCACCACAATTAATTGTGTTAATTTGTGTTTCTAAACTCATTTTATAAATTTATTTGAGATTAATTTTTCGATTACTTTTTTATCTGAAAGTTCTATTTTAGAACCAACTCGATATAATTTATCCAAAGTAAATTCCTTAGTTACTTTGAATGTTTTTGTTTTAATTATTTTTTCTTCTGCCATAGCATTAAAATTTAATTGTTTTGATACATTGTGGCGTACCATCTGCTTTTTCATCGAATTTAATTGTAATATCCAAAACGATAACATTCCAAAAATCAGTAGCTTTTAGTAAGTCTTCTTCTGTATAGTTGGCGTTTCTTGTTTCTTCAAACTCTCCGATAATTGTAGTTACTCCACTTTTTTCCAATGCTTTCAATACATTTTCCAACAACGGATTTAAACAGTTTACAAATTCAGTATCCCAAACTTTAGGGTTTCTGTTGTCAATATGCTTACTGTCTTTTGCTAAAATTAATCGGCATTTTCGAGTAAGTGAGTGCGCTGTTCTATCAACCGTCTGACTTCCATTTACCAACCAAACCAAAGGATACTTATTACCCGATATTTGTTTGAGGAAAAGAATTAAATCAGGTTGGTCTCCCCATTCATATCTAATTGTAAAATCTTTGTCTTTACCATCTGTATAAGGCGGCAATTGTACAAAAATATCCCTTAAAATAGTTTCAGAAACAATCATAATCCTAATTGGTTTTTGACCTCATAAAAAGTCCTGTTTGGATTTGGATAGTCCGTATCGTTGTCAGAAAGGAATTGAATTAATGAAACCTCTGCCCCACTTCTTATATGTGGAAAACATTCGTAATTTATAAATCCAAATGTATGGAAGTTACAAAAACCATTCAAATTACTTTGATAAGCCTTTACAAACTCATTCCAAATCGTTACTAACCTTTGAGTTGGATTTACCATAGTAGCCCCTTTCGGGTTTCCTTTCGCATCACCAACGCCTGTCATATAACTTGCTTGTGATTCCAGAAAATAGTAATAAACAAAGTCAGCTAACAAAGAACCTTTATAAGTTCCCTTTGTCCAAATTAACCCAGTCCAACGTAATTCTACATCATTTGCGGTGTAGTTTTTTCCGTTAACTAAATCAATCCATTTTTGAGGGATTCCTGTAGGAGGTTCTGGCAATATTCCAGAAACCAAATACGATTCTAATTCTGTAACTTGTTCCGAAGTTAAAAAACCAAGTAATAACAAACGACACTTCTCGTCAATCAATAGTTCAAGTTCTGCAAATGATTTACTATCCGCCTCGTCCAAATTAGGAATTTCTCGTTTCGGTGCTTGAAAATATGTGTCGTTTATTATGTACATTTAGCTCTTATTTTACTAGTTCTGCAATACCTTGTTTTACCAATGCCAAAGCTTTTACTTTGTGAGGTGAATACACTTTGCCGGCTTTCTGAAATTGAGTGTCTTTCAACAACTTTACAGTTAAGCGGTCAGCGTAACGAATAACCGTTTTTGCTTCTCCGTTTTCTTTAAGCATCGCTTTTGCGTCAAAACTCGTTACTTCTTCTTTGTTTACTTCTTTTGCCATCTTTATCTATTTAAATTAAGGAATTACAACTACTGCCAAGTCATCTTGAACGTCTGAAATATCAGCAAAGATAATTGAACCCGCATCGGACGCTTTAATGTAAGTTCCTAAAAATGCTTCTAATTTTTTAGAAACCAAGTTTTTAGAAAAGTCATCATTCTCATATCCTTCATCATAGGTTACATTTTCAGAAAACACTACTTTGAATTTTTTCAAATCACCTTCCAAGATTTGGTCATCGCCAATTTTGTTAGAGAATTTTACTTCTACTGAACCAACTTTTGTTCCATCAGGAGAAACAAAAGGAGGTACAATATATCTCTCTTGAGAATCTTTGATACCTGCCATTTTAGCCATCCAAACAGTGTTTAAAATTGCTGTAATTTGTCCTTTGAAGTTAGCTAAACGAATAGTTGTAGCCAAAGCCATAATAACATCGTAAATGTTTGGTGCTACGTAATATCCAGCCAATGCAGGCGGTACAATAAAAGCGGATGCTTCTGTTTGCAATCCTGACAAATTAGCTCCCAATCCATCACCGTCCAATAATTGGTCATCAATTTTTTGGTCTACCAATTCATTTGCGTGTTCAGCAAAATCAGATACAACGGCCGGAGCGTGGTTCATTACTCTTTTAGTGAATTTCCAACGTACAGCAACCTCTTTAACTTCTCTTTTAGAAGCTTGGTAATCTGCATCTGCTAAAGGCTTCAAAGAACCTTCTAAGATGAATGCAGCGTCGCCATCTTCATTGATACGGTCAGAAAACCAAATATTTTCTGTGCCTGGTTGTGTAGTTACGGAAACTAAAGGCAAAATGATATTCTCAGGCTTCGGAGTGTGTCCGATTTCTGTATCAATATAATTTCCAAACAATGGAGAAAAACCACCTGCAACATTTGGCAATACATTTGCAGTTGTCATTAAAGCAGCTACTTTAATAACAGTGTTTGCGCTATATTGTTTGTTTTCGGTGTTTTTGTTGTACTCTTCAATGTTTTTCTCAACGAAAGTAACAAAGGTACCTTTTTCAATTGCAGCCTTACCGTCAGCAGTTTCTTTCATCGTATTGATGATTTCTTGCATTTCAGATACTTGCTTGTTTGCTTTTTCTAAATCGCCTTTAAACTCTTTTCTAAGGGTTTCAGCTAATTCGTCTTGAGCTTTTTTCTGTAGTTCAGCTTCGTAAGCTCTTTTAGCTACAGCATAATCGTTTGCTTCTT